CAGCCGCCCCATGCACACAAAATGGTTCAGCATTCTTCCATCCTCCGCATCACCCTCTCGGCAAGTTCGTTCACGCCGACTAAATACTGTATAGCCATCGCGTGCTCCACCCCCGAATTTTTCACTTCTTTAAGAAGCCTTTCCAGCAGTATGTGCTCCTCAAAGCAAATCTCCGCAGCAACCCCTGCTTTGGTAATAATCACTTTCTCCATTTCCTCAACGCATGGCAGCCCTTCCACGTATCTTTTCTCCTCCGGCTCTTCCCCTGGCCGTTCTGGCGTCCGTTCTTCTGGCTCTTCAATCGGCGGGCCCTTGTATTCCCGCGCGTAACACTCCCCACAGTTCAATTCCAGGCACCTACGCATCGACTCTTCTACCGTTTCCAACCCGTTCTCGCACGGACATCCTGCTGGCCAACGATTCCCGTCCGCAGTCTCAAGTATTTTGATTCCTTTTTTCTCCGCCGCTTCCAGTAATGTCATTCTTCTACCTCCTTGTAGGGGCCGGCGCCCTCGACGGCCCGCTCCCTCATATCCGCTCCGCACTCTTCGCAGAATTTTGGATGCTTCTGCACCGCAGCGATTGCTAACGCGGCCTGCTCTACTTTTTCATCATCTAAGTTTGGGAATGCACCATACCAAACTTGTCGTTCTTTACCGCATTCTGAGCACTTTGCTTTTACGGAAAAATTGTGGTACATACAACCGAATTCCTTGGTCACTTCAAACTCCCACCGCCCATGTACCACAGGAACAGCATCAACGGTAGGTGCTCGTTCGATTAAGCCAATCACTCCGTTCCACCCGGCGCAATAGGCGCGGTTATCCAGTGGAAACTCATCCGGGTTGCAACGGCCTATACCAAGCGCATCAGCGTCAATCAGTCGCATTGTCTTTCCTTTCTCCGCTTCCGCAGAACCATTCGCCATTTGGAACATAGCGGTATGTTCCGTTTATGTTCGTACACATCGAATCACGCCACCACTTGCAATCCTTACACCGAACCACAGGAACAGCATCCACAGCAGGGACATTCTTTGCCTCCCTTATGCATACATCCACGGTTGTTTCGGATATATCAAATATCTGCTTCCCGATATATTTTGAAACGGCTTTGTTCGCCTTGCAGTTCTTTGATATCATCTCAAGCCTTTTGATCAATGTGCTCCGGCTGATCAGATCTCCATCCATCACTTTCCCATCTCCTCTTCCCAGTCCAGCGCCTCTCTCAGCATCCGCCGGAGCTTCTCCTCCACATTCTTCACGCCTTCCCGGTATCCCTCGGCGTATCCTTTTTCATACTGCTCCCGGTCGTAGGCCAGCGCCTTCTTCAGTTCTTTCTCGTCAACACGAACGTCATACTTCTGCACAGTCTTGAAAATCCCGTTCTGGATTTCCACTGCCATTTCCCCGTATATAACATCGATCGGTGATTTATACATTACCCACACTCCCCCTCGATTCTCAGCAGAGTATTGGCCACGCTTTGCAGTTCGCCCCGGATCTGATCCACGATCCGCAGCACCGCCGTCTCCATCTCCATGGATTTCTTGATCTTGCTCATGTCGTCCTGCTCCGTCAGCCAGTAGCACGTCCGGCAGTACGGCCCGCCCTTGCCCCGCTGCACATACCGCATCCGTTTCTTGTCAAAATAGACCGTCTCGATCTCAAATCGATGGATCCGCGCTTTGTACAAGGGTTTGCGCACCAGCAGCTGCTTCTCCGTCTCCCGGAGCACCGGGTATGCCTCCGTGGTCATCATCCTGGACTCCACCGCCGTGGGGTCAATGGTCAGCTTTACCAACAGCATGGCTCTCTTCTCCTTTTGTATATAGTGTGCCCAACCAGAATTGCACTGGAGCCGCATACCGCGCGGTCAGGCTTTTACGGGCTGCCCGATATGATACACAGAAAGGAAGGCGGCACCATGGGCCGCTGGTGGCTGCGGTTGATAACGCCCAACCGCCCAAAGGCGAGGCAACCGGAATTGCACCGGAGCATCTGGTGATGATTAGAGCCAACACCAGCCGTCAGACTTTTACGCATCGTCCGATATGCGTGCAACACAAATGGGGCAAGGAGGATCCCCTGGGATGGGGCTGATAGGCTCAACCCCTCAGAAGCCTTTTAAATCGCCTCTCTCTGACGAGGGAGGTGGCCCGCAGGGCCGGAGGGAGAGAACTTATCGCATCCTCCACAGCATCAACAGGCACAGCCCGATGTACACCATAAATCCCATCACGATCACAGCGCCGTCGCTCATAATCATCCTCCGATCTTCATTTGCTCCGGGCGCTCCTCCCGGATCTCCAGCACACGGATGTCCCCGTACTTCTCCAGTTCCATGGCCAGCACTTCCTTGATCGCCAGCGCCTTGTGCACCGGCGCGTCCACCCGCAGCACGATGATCATTCCCCGCTGTCCTCAAACTGCGAGTCCCAGGCCACAAAGTCATCCTCCTTCTTCACCTGGCCCAGTAGAACCCGTATGTCTTTCTCAATGCCGCACCGGCCGCACATCTCCTCCAGCTCGTCCTCGTCGGCGCTCAGAAACGGAAACCGGCAGTTTTCGCACACTTTCTCCATCAGATCCTCCACCGGATTGTTCTCCACCAAAACGCCCGCCGGGATCGGCGGCTCTATGCTCATGCATTCATTGCTCATTTCCTTTCCTCCTTCAGCCCCAAAAGATTTGCCATGCCCCAGAACGTTCTCGGATCGTTTCCGGTTATGTCCTGGATCTTGTTGCACTTGTTGATCACCGTGTGTCTGCTTTTCCGCAGTACCACAGCCGCCGCGCTCACGCACAGGCTGCAACCCGCCATCGCCTTGATGCACTCCAGTTCGCTTGCGTTCAGCTCCGTCCGCACCTTATGTGCTTTCCGTCCCATCCTCTTCCTCCATCTCCATCTGCTCATCCTCCGGGCCGCACTCCGCCTCGGGGCCAAAGTCCACCCACATCATCCGCTCCAGATATTCCCATTCCGGGTCGTCCTCCACGAATTCCGGCCGGAACCCCTGTACGATCACATAGTCCTCGCTGGTTTCGCTTCGGCGCACCATGCAGCCCTTTTCGTTCAGCACCGTCTCCCTGGTGATAATGTCCGGCGGCGTCACTGCCTGTGCATACAGATTTCGGTTCGGTGCCTGGAACAGGGCTCGTCCACGGAATCGCAGCGGCGTCGGCTCCAGGATCGTCCGGATCATGCCGCAGTAGCTATCCAGCGTAGTGGCCGCCGTCTCCATTAGTGCCTCCTGCTCAACGTACTCGCCCTCCACCTTCGTGATGGTGATCGTCCCCACCTCCGGCAGATGTCCCAGCATCTCCACAATGGCGCCCAACGTCCCCCGCAGCTCCCGCCGCATCTGTTTCTCGGTGGTTTTCGCCACCCATCCTGTACCCAGAAACCAAATTTCGCTGCCGTTGTTGTAGATCGTCAGCCCGCTCTTGGTCTCCCTCTTGATCGCCTTCTCCAGGCTCTTATCGATTAACATGATTGCTCCTCTCCATAATCAGCTCATTCTCTCCGGCCAGCACCTTCCTCATGTGGGCCACCGTGGCGGCAGGGCGCTGCCATTGCCGTTCAAATGCTTTCCATTCCGGGCTGTATTCCGTTTTCTTTCTCGTGAAGTCCCGCTCCAGTTGCGAAAATGGCATAGCGCCGGCAATGAATATTTCCCGGTTTCTGGCCTCTTCTGCCTCCATATCATGGCCAATCAGGCTGTAACACTTGATCTTGTTTCGGTTAAAGCCAGCCTTCGTCAGCTTTGCACAGGCTTCCTTAAATGCTGGGAGGCTCTTGTCCGTGTCGCATGCCAGCCACAGTTCCGCAATTCGCAGTTGCTGTATGTTCTCGATGAAGTGATCATCGATCAGGTTGCACTGCAATCCACCGCGAAAACTGATCCCCCGCTGTGTCCGCAGCATTTCAAACACCTTGTCCTTGTGCTGGCGGCTGCATTGCAGGAAGTTGTTATCCTGAATGATGTTCCCTTCATACACCGGCAACTCCACCAGCGTTCCCTCAATGGATCGCACCCCGCAGAATCGGCAGTTGTTGTTGCACCCACGGCTCGTGAACACAACACCCCTCCTGACATACAAACCCGGAGTAAAACCAACCACAGGGGATTTATACGCAGGGCCTCCAATCTTCACAGGCTTATCCGTGGCAGATTCCCACTGAAACGCCAGTTCCTCCGCCCTGTCCATGTCCCAAGTGAATGTGCAAGAGATATGTACCTCGTCATGCTCCGGGATCAATTCTGGCATGGGCGGCTCTCCGATCATCACCAGCTCATCCGTTGGCGTGTAGCTTGTCTCTCGCGGAAATACCCGCAGTATGTTCATCCCCTGGCTCTCTTTCCCCGGGCGCTGCCATCCGGGATGGACAGAAACCGGATCAGATCGTCCC